GCTGAAGGTGTTAAGAATCTCAAAGCAATCCTTCCTATTATCGAAGAGTGTGGATGCGAATGGTTTTGGGGTGAGTCCGGCGAAGAACGTATCGAATTGACGTGGAAACTGAAATGAGCATAAACACTTAGAGGAGTTTTACGATGGCAGCAGGTAAGAACTGCCCAAGTTGTAACACTGATTGGGAAGAAGACGAAACAATCACAGAGTACTTTGAGAGTCAAGGTTACTCTCGTAGGAAAGCAGTACAGACCGCAGCATTGTATGGATGTACTCATAAGTCACCAAAGCATTTTGGTAAGAACGTAGTTGGAATAGAAATCCAAGGTAAACACGATGGTGTCAGTTATTGGAAATGTACTGAATGTGAAACAGTCTTCGACCGATGGACAATGGAAGTAGTGGAGAAAAACTATGACACAATATACTAAGATGGTTGAAGATTTTGCCATGATGCAAGAAGCGCTTGAATGGTCTCGTGGTGCTGCTTGCATCCATACACATTCTATGGATTCTATGTACTACGATGATCGTCCTGACGATACCGCTGGTATGACTAAGAGTGTAACTGACATTGAATACAATGCTGGTTATATCGAACGTTTTCAGAATGGTAAACTTATTCATACTTTTGGAAAGCGTATGTCTGACGAAGAATTGCTTAATGCATACAGCATAACGAAACAAGCATGAAAATTACTAGAACTCATGCTGGTATAGCAATCATATTGTTATACTTCTTCGCTCAATCGTATGTTGCAGATGCTCAAGTAATCAGTGACGATGAGTATTGTCTTGCACTGAATGTTTACCACGAAGCTCGTAGTGAGAATCTTGCTGGTAAGTTTGCTGTATCAGATGTTGTACTGAATCGTGTTAATGATAATCGCTATCCTAATACAATTTGTGGTGTTGTAAAGCAAGCTGTATTAAGTAAGTGGCATCTTGAGCAAGGGCGTGAAGTACCTGTTCGAAACAAATGCCAGTTTAGTTGGTATTGTGATGGTCGTAGTGATGATCCTACTGATATGGATGCTTGGGCTGAAAGCCGGCTCGTTGCATATCAAATGATCGAAGGTGGTCTGTATCGAGGTATCACTGAAGGTGCAACACACTATCATGCGACTTATGTAGAACCTTCGTGGCGTACGCGGTTTAGTTTAGTAGGTCACATTGGTTCTCATATCTTCTATAGAGCAGAGTGATAAATATCTCTATCGTATATTATGAATGGAGATAACAATGGCAGTAGCTGGAATCGATTACAGCTTAACAAGCCCAGCACTATGTATCCACGAAGGTGAAACTTGGTCGTACTCAAATTGCAAATTTTATTACTTGGTAAAAAATGATAAGTTGGCTCAAAAAACTAAGCAGTACATTGGTGAAGAATATCCACACTGGAATCATGATGTCCAGCGTTTTACAAACTTGGCCAATTGGTCAGTCGGTCATTTATCTAGATCGAACGTCACTCGAGTTGCTCTTGAAGGATATGCATTTGGTGCTGTCGGAAGAGTCTTCCAGATCGCAGAAAACGCAGGAATCTTAAAACTCAAACTATGGGAGACTGGTCTAACCGTATTAACGCCAGCTCCTACTGAGATTAAGAAGTTCGCCACCGGCAAAGGTAATGCAAATAAAGAACGTATGGTGGAAGCATTCGAAGAAGAATGTGGTGTCGATATAAGAGACGAACTTGGAATTAAAACTAAAACTTGGAATCCTATTTCAGACGTAGTAGATGCATACTACATATGTAAGTTTGGATTCGAATATAGGAACGACTTATGATAGTAATATTCAACGGGCCTCCGGGCTCAGGTAAAGATGAAGCTGCTGCTTTCTATAAAGAAAACTTTGGCTTTGGTAATCTATCCTTTAAGTATCAGCTATTCAAAGAAACCATTAATCACTTTGAAGTTGATGAGCAGTGGTTCATGGAAGGTTACGATGATCGAACCACTAAGGAAAAGCAAGAGGTTGCTTTGAATGATATGTCTCGTCGCGAAGCTATGATATACGTGTCGGAAGATATCCTTAAGCCAAAGAAAGGCTTAGATTACTTTGGTCGTACAGTTGCTGAAGAAATCGAAGATGGTAATCATTATGCTATTGCTGATGGTGGATTCGTAGAAGAGCTTCAACCTTTGGTCGAACGAGTAGGTGCTGAAAATATTGTAATCGTTCAGCTTACTCGTGAAGGGCATGACTATTCTACAGATTCTCGTCGTTACTTTAATGGTAGACTACGTAAAACATTTACTATTAACGAGTCGACGGAAATTGAAAGTCAATATGTGTTACCTGAGGAACTCAACATCCTCACATATCGTATACATAATAATGGAAGCATTCGTAATTTTCATGATGTGCTAAATAATATTTTTGAAGAATTAAGTGAACAATATGTTATCGAAGAAACTCGAGGGAATACCGATTCCCAATGTGATAAATCTAGCTGAGTGCGTTGACCGTAAGGAATATACCGAAGAACATTTTCGGAACTTAGGTATTCCTAACATACATATGCATACCTATAAGCGGTATACTGAAGATCCAGATCCGATACCTTTTGTTGGAGACCCAGAGCTCATCAAAGGTATTACACCTGGCGTTACTTCTTCTCACCTACTTACAATCAAGTGGTGGCTAGAAAACACCGATGAACCTGCAGGAATCTTTTTCGAAGACGATGTAGATTTCTCTGCAATAGAGCATTGGCCCTTTACGTTGCAGGAGTTTATCGACAGATGTGGTGATTCGTGGGGTGCTTTACATCTATGTAATGTATTTGAATATCCCTATGACGTAGACAACGAATATCCAGCAATGGTACCTCGTAGACGTAAGATGTGGGATCATGGTCTGCAATGTTATATGCTCAAGCGAGAATATGCACAAAAGATTGTTGACTACTATTTCGATTCGCCCAAAAGGCAAATTCACATTAGGATGCCATTAGCAGCTCCTCCTTCTTTTGAAAACAATGTATTGCATGGCTTCGGGCTAGTGGTGTCATTCCCTTTGTTTAATCAAAATGTAACTGACTTCCGCTCGAAGAATATATACTATTACAACAAGCAGGCTCAGTCTGCAATTTATTCCTACGAGTTTATTAAAGCATGGTGGGAACTAAAAGGCAGCAAAATGACCCTAGAAGAAATTTTTGACAATGACCGTGAGAGTCATAAAACGTATGGAGTATTAGAATTATGAGTTGTATCTACAAAGGCGAAGTAATTGACACAGAGTTGTCTATGAACTCGTGGGGTGGTACTGAGCAGATGAGAACAAGACTGATCAAGAATATCGATAAGTCTTTATTGGAAAATGTGGCAGTTCATTTGTCTCGACCCAGGGAGCTATATGATGATGTACCGAATATCCTTTGGTGTCACGATTTAGCAGAAGACCCAGAAAACAAAATCTTAAGTGATGGCGGATGGGAAAAGTTTGACCATTTTGTTTTTGTATCAGCGTGGCAACGAGATCAATACATTCTGAGATTTGGTATTCCATTTTCAAAGTGCGCAGTCATCCATAATGCTGTCGAGAAGGAATATAGCCCACGTCAAAAAGATATGGAGACGATTCGATTCGTTTATCATACAACACCACATCGTGGCCTCGAGCTACTGATTCCTATCTTCGAAGCTTTGTCTAAAGAGTTTTCGAATATTCATCTTGATGTATTCTCAAGCTTTGACATTTATGGTTGGCCTGAGCGAAATGCTTCTTATGAAGGTTTGTTCAAGCGGATTGAAACACATCCTCAGATGACTTACCATGGTGCACAGCCAAATGAAGTGGTACTTGAAGCATTGGATAACTCACACATCTTCTTGTATCCGTGTATTTGGACTGAGACTTCATGTATCGCTTTGATCGAGGCAATCAAGTCTCAGGTACTTTGTATCCATCCAAACTATGGAGCACTGACAGAGACTGCATCGAACTCCACAGTCATGTATGACTTTAACGAAGATCCACAGGTTCATGCTAACTATGCATTCTCAGTAGCTCGCCAGGTTGTTCAGACTATGGTCAATGATCCAAATTACTTTCATGGGTTTACATACTCAGATCGATTTAATTTAGCAAGAAACAATATTCCTTCGTTCCAAACCATGTGGACCGCGGTTCTTTCTAGGTTTAAACAAAATAACAGTTGACAGTTGAGCCCAGCTGTGGTATAATGGTACTTCAATTTGACAATGGAATAAATTATGGCTATTTTAGTTGACTATAATCAGGTAATGCTGGCCAGTCTCTTCGCTGGGATTGGTAACCACACTGACATGGACGTGGATGAAAATCTTCTACGCCACATGTTCCTCAATTCGATTCGATTCAATCGAAAAAAGTTCCACAATGAGTACGGCGAGATCATCATCTGCGTTGACAACAAAGATGTATGGCGGCGAGATTACTTCCCTTACTACAAAGCGAATCGTAAGAAGTCTCGAGACGAGTCTGAACTCGATTGGAATAAGTTGTTCGAATCGATTCATCGTATTCGTTCTGAGATCGACGAGTTCTTCCCATACAAAGTAATCAGTGTAGATCGTTGCGAAGCCGATGACATCATTGGTACTGTTATTAATGAGGTAGGTACTGATCTTAACATAGGATCTGAAAAGTATCTCATCTTATCTGGTGACAAAGACTTTATTCAGCTCCACACATATGCTAATGTAGATCAATACAATCCTGTGTTGAAAAAGTGGGTAAGAAGTGATAGCCCTGATAAATACCTTCAGGAACATGTTCTAAAAGGTGATGTCGGTGATGGAGTACCAAATATTCTAAGCAGCGACAACTGTTTAGCTATTGGTGAGCGTCAAAAGCCTATGACTAAAAAGCGTATCACTGCTTTCTTAGGTGATCCTGAAGGCTCTATGGATGAAGAAACAAAGTTAAGATATAATCGAAACAAGAAAATGATTGATCTTTCTCAGATACCTTCAGAATACCAAGAAAAGATTCTTGAGCAGTTCAACATCGATAAGAAAATTGGCAGAGAACATCTATTCAATTACTTTGTAAAGAAGAAACTCAAGAACTTAATTACTGACATACAGGATTTTTAATAATGGCAATTAAATTGGCAGTCTCAGAAATACTAGCTGAGATGGGTAAACTAACTAAAAAGCAAGATAAGATTGACTTTCTTCGAAAGAATGATTCGCAACCTTTTCGACAAGTAGTTAGACTCATTTATGATAAGGATGTTGAGTTTCTATTACCTGAAACTCCTCCGCCGTGGAGGTACAATAAGCTAACCGATGCACATACTATGCTGTATCGTGAAGCTCGTCGTTTACGTATTTTCGTAAAAGGCGGTGGTTATGATCATATCGCTCAACTTAAGCGTGAAGCTTTATTCATCAGTCTTTTAGAAGATCTCATGAATGAAGATGCAGACATTCTTGCAAAGAATATGATTTCGCATAAATCGGTAAAAGGTCTTACATACAAGACGCTTGAAGAAGCGTTCCCTGATCTCTTTACCACTCCGATCAAACTAGATTAACAAGGGAAGTGTGACACCATGGCTAAGCGTTTTAAAGATATCCGTGACGCTGGATTTGATGACTGGGAAGATGTTCGTAAAGAAGATCGTTTTAAAGAAAAAGAAAAAGGAAAGCGGCGCAAAAACAAACGCAGCAAGTACGAAGAAAAGTACAAAAATTTTAAAGACTTTAGAGATGAGAAATATTAATGAGAGAAAAGGTAATTTTAACTGATTGTGACGGCGTCCTACTTGATTGGGCATACTCATTCAACCAATGGATGAGTCGTCACGGTTATAAAGAAATGCGTACCGATACTTATAGCATTCACGATAGGTATCTAATTAATAAAGAAGATAGTCGAAGGCTAGTTAGAATGTTTAATGAATCAGCCTGGATTCGTAAACTCCCTCCGTACCTTGATGCTATTAAGTACGTTAAAAAGCTACACCAAGAGCATGGATATATCTTCCACGCCATTACATCGTTAAGTAATGATGATTACGCTCAACACTTACGAACTAAGAACTTAATTGAACTATTTGGCCCAACAGTATTTGAAAAGTATACGTACTTGGACACTGGAGCTGACAAGGACGAAGCCCTAGCACGCTATAAAGATAGTGGGTGTATATGGGTTGAAGACAAGCCGGAAAATGCCGATGTAGGAATTCAGGCCGGTTTAGATAGTATCTTAGTTGACCACCAACATAATAAGGATTATAGCGGTGACGCAAAACGTGTATATAATTGGAAAGAAATCTACAATTATGTAGTCGGTTAATTATAAATAATCCTTATATGAAGAAGAGAACCAATTGATGCCAACGTACTCCTTCCGAGACAACAACACACAAGAAACATTTGATCGTATGATGTCATACGATGATAAGCTCAAATTCCTCGAAGAAAACCCTCATTTAGATCCTATTATAAATTCAGCACCGGCATTAGGTGATTCGGTGCGACTTGGTCTGAAAAAACCAGACCAAGGATTTCGTGATGTCCTAAGAAACATGAAAGCCAATAAGGCTTATTCAGGCAACAAGATCAACGATTTCTAATCCTCTTGATCTTGATTAAGGAGGTTTTATATGTCGAAACAACGTCGCTTAACTACAAAAGAGAAGCGTAGACAACAGCGTGAGAATAATGGAACATTAAATTCCAAGTTTAGCATGAGACAAATCAGACCAATTACACAAACACAGGAGGATATGTTCTACGAATATCGAAGCGGTAAAAATATTGCTGCAATAGGAACGGCAGGAACTGGTAAAACTATGTGTGCATTATATCTTGCACTTCAAGACGTACTCAGCGATGAAGGTTACGATCAAATAGTTATTATCCGATCCGCGGTTCAGACCAGAGAGCAAGGATTCATGCCTGGTACACAAGCGCAAAAGGAAGCAGTATACGCAATACCCTATGCCGATATTACACGTGATTTGTTTGGTCGAGGTGATGCCTGGGAAATTCTCATCCAAAAACGCCAAATTAAGTTTATGACTTCATCTTTCGTAAGAGGATTGACGTTTGACAATTCGATCATCGTAGTAGAC